GGGTGATGGTTGGATCGTGCGGTGTTAGTGAGGTTGCGTGGATTATCGCCGCCCGGCAAATCATCTGCAGTGCGATCCGCTTCGCGCTTCGCCTCCACCCCGTCGAGCCCCGCTTCGCGCTCCGACCGCGACGCCTTCGCCGTGTAGAAAAATCGAGACGCGCCGCCGACCCCGCTCTGCGCATCCAGCGCAGCCGCTGCCTCCTCGTCGAGGATGACGTTGGCGGGCCAGCGGCCGGATACGGAGCCGTTGACTTGCCCTTCGTTGCCTTTGCCGACAAAGACACCGGCGGCGTTACTGTTTGGACGCAATGTACTTTCATCGCCCACCCTGCACCCGTCGATGTTGAGCCCACCGACTCCCCATTGCGCCACGTTGTCCGCCACCGTGCCCCGCAGTGGCTTGCGCGCCAATATCGCCGGTTCGTACGCAGGCTTCAGCGCAGTGCCCCAGCCGTGCCACTCCTTGGCGAGGTCGGTGTTCGGTGCGGTGATAAATGCTTTATGCCCGGCCTGCGCATAACGTTCTGAGACCGGAGGATTTGGACGACGTGCATTATATTCCGATTCGCCCAAGACCTCCCGCTCCGCTCCCGCCTGTTTATCCATCGCCTTCGACACGTCCAGCGACTTCGGGAACCCGCTGCCGTACAACCACATCAGACAGTCGCGCACCTCGAAGCCGGCGTCCTCGATAGCCACCGCCAATCGATGATACGTCCGAGTACCACCAAAGGCGATGAGGTGCCCGCCCGGTTTCAACACACGCAACGCCTCGACCCAAAAGTCGACACCGGGCACGCCATGGTCCCACCCTTTGCCCATAAACGACAGCCCGTACGGAGGGTCGCACACGATGGCGTCGACGGATTCAGCCGGGAGCGTCGCCATCACGTCACGACAGTCGCCGGTATGCAGTGTGTAGGTCATGCTGCGTACTCTCCTCGTGCCTTCTCCGGAATATCAACGTCATACGACCGAGACACCAACGCAAGGCGCAGTCGCTCGTTTGCCTTGCGTCGTGCCTTGCGAAATTGCTGTTGGTAGAGCGCATGTTTGCCGCGTCGCGATCTGCATTGTTTGCAGAGACAGTTAAGTACTTTCATTGTTGCTCGTTTTTTCTCTCCTTTGTGATGCGTTTTCGTAGGTGTTCTTGTTACGGTATTTCCAATCGTACCTGCTCAACTCGGGAGACTTCGTTGTGTATCCGTGCTTCCGTGCGTGTAAATAGACTTGGTCGTCGATGACCATGAGTATGCCGGCGATCTCCTGCGCAGTCCGCTCAGCGTACCACGATGCGTCGGTCGGCCAAGGGATGCGCCGATTTTGCTTCTTCATGACGTAGCCGTGCTTGCGTGCCCATCGTTCAGCGTTGCCGTATCCGCAGCCGACTATTTCCGCCATCTGTTTGATTGTGCGTGCTTCCCAGAACGACCGCGACTCTGGGTAGTTATACTTTGGTGGTCGGTGCGGTTGCCCACCGGGTCGTTTGCCGGTGAACAACGAACGTGCCCAGCGTCCCTTGCGGTACGTATATCCTCGCTTCTTGATATGCAATGAAGCGGTGTCCACTCTGCACTTCAGCGCCGCAACGATGTCGGACATGGTTCGCTCTTCGTACCATGCAGGATCGCTTGGCCAGTCGATGTAGTGCCGCTTTCGTCCAACGAACTCGCGTCGGTACTTGCACACAGTCGTCTTCGATACGCCAAGTTCCAACGCGACGGCCTTCGATGTGGCGTCGGACTTAATCAGCGCCATGGTTGCCTCGGTCAATCGCAGTGCTTCCCATGTGGCCATTACTATGCCTTTCAATATCGAACAAAGCCAACCAAGAAAGCGAATATCAGAAAACACACCAAATACAAAGCCGTCATCAGCGCAACGACTAAGAAGTGCTTCATCGCCACACCGCTCGGCCGTCGTCATCGATGCGCATCCACTGCGACCAGCACGGCTTCGACGCCTTCCAATGCTTCCACCCTCGGCCATCGTTCCACAATCGTTGGAACGTATCGTATTGATTCGCTGGGGTGTCGGTGTCGGCGTGCGTCCGCCCCGTGAGCCACTCGTACGTTGCGTCGTTGAACTGGAATAATCCGCCGTCCTGCGTTGCGCTCCGTGCGTGCCTGCTGTACGTTCCGTAGTTGTGACCGTCGCCACTCTCACACGCCACGATGGCAGCGGCTTCACGGGTCACCTCGAAGGGCACGACGTTGCAGTCTGAGCCGTTGCAGAGTAGGTAATAAAAGAGAATTATGGTTTCCATCGTTTACGCTCCAATACCATGCCGACCGTCATTGCGATCACCGAAGCAACAAAACCAATAATTAGTCCTGCGATGAATTCGAACATTGTATTTCCTCTGCTAAGCATTGCAACTCGTCGACAATCGCCGCCATGATTTCGTCAATCGTTGCGGTCATCTCCCGACCGCGGCATACCACTTCGTCGTCCTGCTCGTCGGCCCGCTCCCGCACCAACATCCACCGCCCGCTTTCGCCGACGTCCACGCGGTACCAGTGCCGCCCAATCAATCTCGTCCATTGCGTACGCATTGCGTAGAACCTCCATCACATCGAACACATCGTCAGGCGATCGTAGAACGAGTGCGGGGTACTCCGTCCAAGCGTCGAAGAATTCCCGTTGTTTGGCGCTGAGTGCGCCGGTTGCGGTCTTCACTTCAACTAAGAATAGCACGCCGCGATAACCGCAGAGCAAATCCGGGACACCTCCGCCAGCATTCCCCATGTCCGCAACGATGGCGCCGTGGTAGATCAGCGCCGCCACAATGGCCTTGTGATTTGTGTCTCGGTGCTGTTGACGATGGTACCAGTTGGTCACGACGTCGCCTCCACTCTGAACACCATCATGATTTGCAACATGTCGCGGTCACCACATCGACGGTGCCACGCTCGCCATGCGGTCACTAAGCGCGCGAATTCGCCACCCTTGGCCACCGTGGCCGCCGCTCTGCGCTGGAACTCTGCGATGCTTCGTTGCCGCGTTGGATACGCAGCGGGCCCATACGCTGACCCGGCCGCCTCTAGGAACGCAACGAAGCGCTCTTGATACTCGTCGTCAGCGCCTTTAAACATTGCGCGCCACTTCGCCTCGAGCTCTGCGCAGTCCGTCGCCACGGTCACGAGCGCTCCGTGCATGTCCGCACGACATCGGCTGCACAGCTGGGGATACGGCGTTGCGGTATCCATTGCGAAGGCACAACAAAGGCATCGGAGGGGCTCAGATTTTTTTAAGACGGGCATCGGTGCGGTTTTCTTTGAGAATAGGTCGTCCATGGTGTTCCTTTCGTGCATCATTGCATTATCTCACCCTGTTTTCAGTAACTTTTATATACGAGGTAGATATATAGAAAAGTTACCGAAATTACAATGAGATAATGCAATAATGCGTATTTTGCTACGCTTCAGCACGTCGACGTTGACCGCGTGTAACTTGCGACGTTGGCTCATTGGATTCTTCGCGCTCCTCGACAAGACCGATACCGTACACAAAGCGCCGGTCATGCGCAATGACGATCTTTCGCGTTTCCAACTGCTTCAATACCCAGCGCTGAGACTTAAACGCCGCTCCGCGCTCGCCTTCGTCTTCGGCCCACTCTTTCCAAGATGCATAGAGTACGGTCTTCGCGACGCGCTTTGACTCGCCGGTGACGCACATCGTTTGGATAAAGCGTGCGACGATGTCTTCCTCGCCACGATACTCGGTCGTGGCCTTCTCGACCGCTTCACATGTACCGATGCCGTTCTTGTACCACAGATACGCACCGAGCACGGCCCACTGAAGGATTGCCGACGCGTCTTCGTGGAACTCTTTGGCGATCTCTCGCGAGTCGCGGCGTTGGTCTTCGGGGATGTTCGCAGTAAACGGCACAATCCGGATGCGTCGCCATATGCCTGCGTCGGTGCCAGTTATGCGTGGCTTGTGGTTGCCGGTAAGCCAGAGAGTGTGCGTCGGTACGAACTTGAATATACTTCCGTACAACATGCGTGCGCTGATGGTGTCGCCGCCGGTAATGCTTTTGATGAGTGACTCATCGAAGCGTTTACCATCTGGCATCTCTTGGGCAGTGGCCAAGCGCATCCCGACAAGACCAGCGACGGTCGGCGTGGCGTTGTCGCCGTCGTTGCGTTTCTCGAGTAGCGCTTCGATGCTGGCCGTTGTTGAGAATTCGCCCGATATGATTTCAAGCGCCTTCATAAACGTTGACTTACCGTTGGCGCCGTCGCCATAGCAGAAGAACAGACAATGCTCGTCCGTGTGACCGGTGAGTC